CATGGAACTCTCCCTCGTATCTCAACTTTTCAGCTAGGATAACTTTTAAATCCTTGCCACTAGCTTTTAGATATTGTTCGTATTTTTCTATTACTTTTATCATTTTCTTTTCCTCATGTTTATTATATGATTTCATCATAGCAATACTATGTATGAATGTCAAGAATTATTTTTATTTATTTTCCCTTAAATAAGGATGTTTTATGTGAAACAATTTTCCTTAGATAAGGTGTCAATGTGCGTGAAATTAACCCTTTCCCTTAAATAAGAGAAAACCTATCGGGGGATTGCGTTAAAAACTTTGCCTGGGGGATATCGTTAAAAACTTTGCCATTCCCCTGGGGGATTAGGTTCAAAACTTTACTGGGGGGATAAGATTAAAAACTTTCCCTTAATTAAGTGGGCTGGTTAAGGCAGATTGGTCTACCAAATTCCCTTTTTATAGAGAGCGGGTGGGTGTACTAGAAAAGTCGTCTTTCTACCCACCATCTACCATAATGTGTGTGTATTGTATAATATCCTTGAAGTCAATATAATTAACATGTTTGATTGTTTTCCCTAACAAGAATACCGCTTTTGGCTCTCTCTCGGGACATCAGTTTGATATTATACATGTATAATTATTTAGGCCATGTTTTCATTTTCTTTTCTCCTTAATTAACCATCAATTGCTATCCACAAAAAACTCAATATTAACGCATATACAATATAAGATAATACTTCCATTATAGTTCCGTTATGTCAGTTTCTTCGCCAGCACCAACAGGTTTGTTTTCTTTCTTTTCAAGCTCCGCTAATCTTTCTTTCATAGCAACAAGCTTGGCCTTGTCTTTTATATATTTTTTAGAAGCATAGTCAATAAACTTATCCCTGTTTCCAAGGTAATATTCTCTGCGTTTAGAACTTGCGGTTTCTCTTTCCTCGTCAGTTCGGTTAGCCCTTGCCTCTTTTATTTGTCCAAGGATTTTGTCTTTGTTTTTTTCATAGTATTTTCTACTTTTTTCATTAAATTTATCCTTGTTTTTAATGTAATAGTCTTTTCTATAAGCCATTTTTCCTCCTAAATTAATATGGATATGGGTTTCTCTCACAATATTCTTCCAACCATTTCTTATCAAAATTTTCCTTGTCTAATTCTGTGAAGACTTTATGTGGAAGACCTTTGCTTTCCCTATCCTTGTTTATTTCCACCATCTCTTTCTGCCAATCAGAGTTTATGGTGTCCATGCTCTGTTCTAAAAAATCTCTAGTGTGCGACATTATCTTAACCTCTCTTTGTTTTTTAGTTTTTTCTCTACTGTTTCTTTTGTTTTTTTTTCTAATCTCCCAATACATAAAGAATCTTTTTTAGCTTGTTCAACCAACCAACATTTCATCCACTTGCTTACTCCATAAGGAAAGTCTGAATCACTATTTAATTCTTTATCCCCAGTATCATATTTTGCCAACCAATCGGTTGTCATAATCTCCTCCTAGAATGGTTCTCCGTCTTGCCCTGTGTCATCATAATGCAGTTCGATTGTACCATAAGGGCCTTTATCTTTCTGATTAATGTAAACTTTGGCTTTTTTTATCTTAGTTTCCTGTGCTGCAACAGCCTCATCATCGTATTCAATACTTAATAAAGCTATATTCTTAACGCCTTTCTCTTTAGCTTTCTTCTTAACCAAAGAAAGAAATGCTGCTGTTTCAGGCTCTTTTGCTATATCTCTGTCAATAAACAGATTGTAATATTGTGGCATATACCACCTCCGTGTTGTTAATGTATTTCCTTGCTTGATTTAGCAAACAAGTCGTCTCTTTTTATTTGCCTGTCTATATCCTCAAAGTAGTCATCTAACGCCTCTCTCATAAAGTCAGCAAATTCGTTATCCAGCCAATTCATCGGCTGTAATGTATAGTCCATATCGTAAAGAGAGATTTCTTTCCCTTTCGGGTCTACTAAAGACAGGTCTATAGAACATTCTGTGTATTCCCACCACGCCATGGGTGGTTTCACCTGAGAGGTTTCATGAAAAACAGGGTCGGTAGAAGATACGCTTATATCAAACAACCTGTATGTTTCTCCCTTGTAATCGAAAGAAAAGTCGCAATTGCTTACTCTTTCTTTCCCATCTACTATAATTTTATTCATCTTTAATCTCCTTAATCTTTGTTTCCCAGCCTAATGTGCTTGGGTCAGTAAATACAAACACCCCATCTCTGTTAGTAAAAAGTTTCTTCATGGATGCTTGATGAATTAAAGCCTTATCGTCTTCACATTCAACTTCCACATCTTTTGATACTGTTATTACATATTTAGTCATCTTTCCCTCCGCCATATATCTGATTAATTTCAACATCTGACAGTTTTTCAGCCTCTGCTATTGTCTTGTATGGCAGCAGTTTAGGCATCCCAAACCCGCCTGTTTTTATCGCAGAAGCAAAGTCCACTAAATAAGGCAGTAGATACTTGTTTATATAATCGTCGTTTCTCATTACTTCCCAAACTTTAGTCTCTCCAGCTGTCCAATTAACCAAGTGTACTCTTTCTGTCGGCACTCCTGCCATGTTAAGAACTAGCATTTGACCCATAATCTGCGGCAAATATTGTTTTGGAAATTCCTTGTAGGTTTGTCTCCCCATTCCTGAACATTTCACCTCAATTATTGTTTTTTTGTCCTTACTTAAGCCGTCAGGTGTGGCACTTAACACGACATCTTCATGTATTGGTTTGGTTACATAGTTTTTTTGATTATCTCCGTAATCTAAACAAGATGATTTGTTTATCAACATCCATTTTGCTATACCACATCTTTCGTTGTCTTTGCCCCATTGAACAGCGGGTATACCTGATAAATCTTCAACCTCTTGTTTAAGGTAAGAAGCTAATGCCTCCTCTCTTGTTTTTGGAGACATACTATACTTTTTCGTTGAGTTATTGTAAAAAATACCGAAAGCATACTTGCCGAAACTAGAGGCACGAAGATTGTTTTCTACAAACTCAAACTTTTCGTTTCCTATTTCGGGTTGTAAAGTATGTCCAAACTCGGTTTCGTCTGTTTCTCCGTCTTCAAGATTGCCGTTCTCAAACGCTTTATCTATCGCCTCATCTGTTTTTTTAGCTTTAGAGATTGTCTTAAGAGCGGGGTTATCTTTTCTTTGAACCTGCTTGTCTTCGCTTTCCTCGTCTTTACCAATATTCATGTTAAACAGCTTTAAAAACAAATACTTATATCCATAAGAATAAGCTTTCCCTATGCCTTTATCCTGATTATCCACGCCATATCCAACAAAATTATCAATTTTTATGGTGTCTTCAGGATTATCTAGGTTGTATAGCCTAACGCCAACAACAACTTCTGTGAAATTACCTGTTCTGATATGGTTGCTTGTTTCAGGGATTGCACAAACTCTGTGCTTTTCAAGCATTTCTCTGACATTTTTATTAACATCGTTGTAAGTTATTACTTTAAAGGGAACTCCTCCGCCAGTATCAACTTTCTCAACGCTGCGTATCTCACATTGAATGTCAAATATCTTTTCAATGAGAGATTTTGGTTTATCATCAACTTTTTTTTCTAATTTTTTCATTTTTTTTCCTCTATAAATTTAATACATTCTTTTCTAGTGTCAAAATAACCTATGGGCGTAGATAGACCTATTGTTATAGCACCACTAGATAATTCATTCTTACTTTCTAAATCAACCTCAAATTTAGGCACAAACTTTTTGCCATTAAAAGAAGATATATATTTTTGATTATTTTCTTTCATATTTTCTGTATGATTGATAATCGTATAAGTTGAATCTTTATAAACTATTGTTTCTGTTATTTTCATTTTTTTTCCTCAATTTCTTTGCTTATATGTATATAATACACAATAATTGAATAATGTCTACTTTTTTATTGAAATTTTTATAATTATTTTTCTGTTGATTCAAAATCAATAATGTGATATTTATATATATTTATATTATTAATATAAAATATTTACATTAATACACACACATATATATGTATATGTATTATTAGTAGGAAAGAAAGTGAAAAAAGAAGAATTTAAAAAATTAATCAAGTTATTTGATGAGACTTATCCTAAACAGCCTAAATTAAATAGGGCACAACAACTTATGTTTTGGGTAAGCTTACAACAATACTCCATAGATGCAGTTATGGGGGCATTTATATCTCACACAAACAATCCTCAAAATGGTGAGTGGAAACCACAAGTACCAGTTAATCTAACAAGATATTTGCAACAATCAGATGTAGAGATAAAGAAACTCTATGATATGTTTTTCCAACACAAAGATGTAAAAGACCCTTTAGCTGTCAAAATATGGAATCAAATTGGCGGAGACAACTTAAGAAAATTACCAACATATGAAACAAATAAGAAAGAAAGTGTCTTTGTTGATTTATACAAACAGGCTAGAATAGGAAATGAGTATAATTCTTTGCCAAATGAGCTAAAGACAAAACTCATAGGAGTGATGAAAAATGAGCATTAGGTTAGGAGATGTTGAGCTAGAAAAGGCCGTGGCTAGTTTAAGGGAGCTTGGAGATAAGCTTGCTGTTGCGGAATCTGAATATCAATACTATGAATCCATGATGAAAACAACAAAGTCTAGGATATTTTTAGAAACAAAAGATATGGGCTATACGATAAGAGACAGAGAGGCTATGAGTGATGTCCACGAAGATGTTGTTAAGTATATTGAGTTAATTAAGGATAGAAAAAGAGAATATATTTCTCTCCGACATCAGATTAGTTCTGTTCTTGAATCTTGTAATCTTTTTAGAACCAAGTCAGCTAATGTAAGGGGAGAAAAGAAACTTTATGGAGAGTTAGGATGAAACATAACAACGATTTTAAATATGACCTGGAGGTAGGCAAAGAGGGCGAAGATATTATTGCTAACATGCTTGAGGGAGATAAGGTTGAAGTTAAGAGCGAGCAAACAAAAATAGATAAAAACTGGTCAATAAGCGGGAACTGTTATGTGGAATACGAAAGCAGAGACAAAAAATCAGGGCTATCTCACACAAAATCTAAATATTGGGCAGTTAATTTTATGGACAACAAGACCCATTGTTTCACAATCATTCTGCCAACTATAAAAATGAAAGAGATTGCTAGAAAATACTACAAGCAGCATAGGGTTGCAGCAGGGGGAGACGAAAACACATCAAAAGGAGTTTTAGTGCCAATTGCTGAATTAATTAACCCCGAGCACTATATGAATATGCCTAGCGAAGAAGAAATAATGTGGCAAAGCAGCATGAGAATAGCTGATGAAATAAGGGAAAACGAAGAAAAATGGGAAAAAATACAGGAAGAAATTTACGGAGGAAAAGAAAATGGAAATATTAAACAAGATACTTGATTCATTTGACAAGTTGCCTGACATGGTTCAAGCATTTATATTTGTTAGTTTAATAATCTTTTTTTGGGAAGCTGTCCTTTAGTGGCCAAGAAACCAAACAAAGAAAAACAAAAAGAATATGAAGAAGCTGTTGAGTTTGGATGTATCGTGTGTTTTAAGTTATATGGGGTTTATAGCCAGCCCTGCATCCATCATTTGACAGGTGCTGGGGTCGGGTTAAAGCATCGGGATATCCTGCCCTTGTGCCATACACACCATCAGGGTAAAGAGGGGATTCATCATTTGGGAACATTTACATGGGAAAAAAAATATGGTACACAAAGAGAACTACTTGAATTTTATAAGAGGCGTAAGGTTGGAAGTAAAGTCTAGCAACACAGCGGAGATAATTAATTTTGTAAAAAAAATTAAGTCAAAAGATTTGCTAAAAACTCTTTTTTACCACTATCAATCAATTATAGATAATTCTAAAATTACGACATTGAACGATACTGTTTGGTTCTTTGTTATCAAAGACGAGATAAAAATAAAGTTAAACAAGGAAGAATATCCCTGGAATGAAGATTGAGTTATTAACCAGGCTTTTGCCAAAAAGCGTCAATTATGAGACCACAGGCTCAAAGAACCATAACGCAATAACCCCCGAAGACATCAATACTATTATGTCTTACTGTAGGCTTACTGATAAAGAAACCGCAATGATTTTAGTTAGATTTTTAGGGGACAATACTTATAGGTCTAAGCTTTACAATTCTTTTTATAAAGAGGCTGCTCCCTTATTTATAGTAGATGAAATTAAAGAAAGCGTTATTAGGAATATAGTTGATTGTGCTTTTCTTGAAACGGCGTTCACGAGATGTCCTTTTTGCAACGGGATAGGGCATAGAGTTTCCTTAAATGAGATAGAAGATTGTTTGCATTGCAATGATGGGGTGTTTGTATTTACTGAAAAGGTCAAAATAGAGATAATAGGTATTAAGAAAAATCAATTTAAACAAATAAAAGAAAAATATAAAAAGATTATGTCCATGATTCAAGACCTTGAGAATAGTGCCTTATCCAAAATAGGAGATGCTAATGCTTAACTCTTTTGTCTTCCTTAATTAAGGGAACGCCATCAGATAAGTCGGGTGATACCCCACTCACATCATAGATTTTTTTAGAGTTTTTAGGCATATCCTTAATTAAGGAATTGAGCTCCTCAATAAGTTCTTTGTCTGTTTTCTCTTTAATGTTGTCCACATTTAGATTGATTGTTTGAGAAGAAAAATTACCTAATTCTAGTATCAATCTTGCGGTGTTCAATTTTACTGCGTCCTGTTCAGAATATAAAAGGTTCTGCAATACGCTAATAGCAGGGCCAGCAGTAGAAGAAATCCTCTCCTCGTTTTTTTCTCTAATTTCTTTTGAGTATTTCTTTTTAAGGTAACCCCCCATGCTTCTAATTCCTTTCATGTCTTTAGAGTAACCAGCTTTAATGCAAGATTGAGTTGCATTACCTGCAGTATCTCCCTCACAAAAGCAATCTATAAAAGATTGTTCTTTATCTTTTTCTATTTTTATTCCTCTTGCCATAATTATTGTCCTAGTGGGTTATCTGACCTAGCTTTTATCTCATTAACTTTAGCGTTTAATACTGCTAT